TAGAATTGGTCCAAGAGTACGGCAATCCTATCTATATTCCAACTCACCGATTAGTAGGACTAAAAGGAGTTGGTAATTACGCTATAGATTCTTGGAGAATATTTCAGTGCAACGAGTACGACGAAGTCGAGCCCGACGATCACGTTCTTAACTTTTACGTCGAATGGGCTAAAGCAGAAAAAGAACGAATTCTACGAGAGCAACACGAACCAAAAGCAATGACAGTTTATTACGCTCATTACAAGGATTCTAGAGAAGCCGAACCAAATTGGAATAAATTACAAGACTATGTTTGCTGTGTCATGGCTAGGACTCAGGACGAGGCCATAGAAAAAACTAAAAAGATTGCGTTAAAGCGAGAGGGTTCGAAACGCATTAAAATCGCAGGCATAGGATTCGGTAAAATTGAGTGGGTAGACGAAGATAAATGGTTAGACACAGACCCTCAATACTACATAGATCAGACAGATTTGATGTGGAGAAGAATGGAATCAAGAAGACAATTAGAAGCCAAAAATTAAAAGTTATGAAAGTAAAAGAATTAATTGAAGCACTACAAAAAGTAGAAAATCAAGATGCAGAAGTATTCTATGGTAAAGAAAGTGAAGGAAGTATGTACATTTGCCATTATGATTTAGAAGAATATGATACTGATGGTAAATACGCTCACCCTGAATGGAATGCAGATTTTACTCCTAAAGAAAGAGTTGCTGACCATCCATATGATGAACCATCTAGATTGTCAATTTGGTTAGGATACCTATAAATTATAAATTATGAGAACAGCAATGCAATTAATGATTTGGTATTTAGAAAATGAAGGTCTTGAAGAAAGTGGAGCATATTACAAAGCTAAAATGCTACTTGAAAAAGAAAAAGAGCAGATAATAGATGCTTTTGAAGTTGGATACAAGTCTTGCGATTTAGATGAAGCATTTGAAATTAATAGAAAATTAGCAAGTGGAGAATTACATTATAATAAAACTTATAACCAAAACAAATAATCTATGAAAAAATTATTATGTTTTTTTGGATATCACAATTTTGTTGGATTTAGCCATTTTGTTAATGTTAAAGGTGGTAATTGTGATTATATTATTGTTTGTAAAAATTGCTATAAATCTAAAACAACATACCAAAACAAATAACCTATGAACAAAGAATTTATTCCTTATGAACAAGCATTAGAACTTAAAGAATTAGGTTTTGATGAACCTTGTATGGCTTTTTATGAATTAAATAATAGAGAGGTTATGGTTGTTGGTGTAAATCAAAGGTACAATGATCCTTCATTACTAACTCTTACAGATTTCTGTGCTCCACTATACCAACAAGCATTTAGATGGTTTAGAGAGAAGTATAACTTCAAATATTCAATTGGTATCACGAACACATGTGTATATCACATTCCTGTAAGTAATTATCATACAACATTCATGCTTCAGGACTGTGAAAGTTACGAAGACGCACAATTACAATGCATTAAAGCATTTATTGATCACGCTAAACAAAAATAAAATGATTACAGCGAGTCCAAAGTGGATTANNACNACACCGTATTACGACGAATTTTTACGCTATTACCAAATGGCTAAAACACAACAAGAAGAGTGTAACTTAGGTAGAATAAAACATGCAGACAGTTCTGTACCCGACGATTTAATGAAACACGTTGAACTATACGACGTGGTAGAAAGAAAGTACGCAGGATTTTCGCAGATTGTCAACGACATTTTTTATGGTTTTACTGAAGATCACCCTTACTGGGATAAAATGAAAGACGGTCTAATGACAAAACAAAGAGAGTTGATCTCTAATAACTGGACAGGTAAGCGCAACGTGCACGGTTTAAGAGAATGGCTTTATTTGTTTTTGTTTCACAGATTAACAGGTTCAGGTATTAACTACTCGATGAAACCCTCAGGGTATCACAACACGCTTCTGTTCGAGATGCATCAAGCTGACAATATTGATCAGATGAAAGACATCATAAAAGGAGCAACTAAACCATTTTACACATCGGTAGGTTATCAGTTCCCAAGTTTTCCTAAACCTCAAGGCAATTACAAACGTGGAGGAGATTATTTCCTTTGCGAATTCGTTCCACAACTTGCAGAAGACGTAGCTAACTTCTTAGAGAATGGTGATAAAAAAGACTTGAGAGAAGTAGGAGACTTTATGTTTAAGTGGAACACAGACAGAGGCCTTAGAGCTTTCAGATTTCAGTACGCTGCATTTATTGCTGACATAGCCGATTGGTTCCCTGAATTCGTTAATCGTGAAAGTCCATTTTATTACGGTACGAACGCAAAGGAATGCGTTAGCTATTTGGCAAAGAAGTCCACGAAGATGCAAGAAGAAGTATTTTTGGATTCAGTAATGATGAAGATATACGAAGATACCGGAAGCTTTCCTTACAACGCAGAGGACGTAACCTGTGACTCAATTCGATGGATTGAGAACTACGTAAAACCCGGAGCAGACTACGATCACTTAGACTTCGATCATGTATGGAACAGCAGCAGTATTATAGACCATCCATACGGTCGACAGAAAGCAATGTTAGATCTTGGTCTTGTCCCAAGTTTTAACGGTATTACAGAACACCCTTCAGACGACAAGGTAATTAAATCACTTCTTATAACAGAAGAGCAATACAAAGAAAGGGTACAACAATTTTATAAATGAGAAAAGAAAAAAGAAACGTCAATATAAAAATTCAAGGAGACGTTGGTGAAAAAGCTTTATCAAATTATTTTTCGAAAGAAGGAATACGCATAGAGCAAAACACAGATAACTACGGATATTACGACAGTAAATTTTATTTCGATCCTAATAATCCATCGACAGCTCAAGTAAAAACTCTAACACCGTTTAGAATATTCGACTGTTGGGCAATTAAAGCATCGGGTAAACAAGTAGAACACTTATTCAAATGCGACAAATTATATTTGTTAAGCGTACCTACAAACATTCCTCACGAATACGATGCGTGGTTCTTAGAAATTGATTTGCACGTTTTAAGAAACGATCCTAATCACTTAAGAGTATTAAAAGCAGAGAATCACGAAAATATAAATAACGAAGTTTCTTTAGTTATTCCAAGAAGTCAAAAATATGTTACTAAATTATTTAAACTCTCCGACGATGAAAGAGCTATATTAGTAAAATGCGGAACTTCTAAAATTAAAGAAAGAAAATCTAAAACAGTAAAATAATGAGTGAAATTTTATTTCCTAACACATGCGAAGTAGAATTTAAAGGCAAAAAACCAAAGGACTCTTGGATGCGAGATTGGTCGTTAGATCAGCGTATCGAAAAGTTCTTTGAGTTCTGCCAAAAATTCGATCAAAGAAGAGATCCTCTGTTGAAAGACGAGTATCAAATCTTTTCACATCGCTTGCATTGGCACGAACACCCTTATTGTTATTACATGAGGGACAACGTAACAGACAACGAATTAAGAATGTTTTATACTCTAGTGTTTAGTTTTAGTAACGAACATTGGGGAACTTTCATGAAATTGGCAAAAGAAGGCTTAGATTCTACTAGAGAACATTTCGTTAATAATCGACACGCAAGAAACGATTTATTCCAAATCTACTATCCAAAAGGCACAGACGTTAAACATTGGTTACTACACGGACCTAGAATTGCCGGTCAGGAATTGGCCTACGTTTTACAGGACGTTGAAGACGGTAAACGTGGAAAGTACACAATGATGGAGTTCGCAAAGATTCTTGAGAAGTACTTTAAAGAGCATCAAAACTTTAGAAGTCCTTTGTATCCATGTAAGAACGCCGCAAGATACATCGCAATGAGCTATCCGCACTTGGTAGACCCTGAATCTATTCTATTCGGTGGAACTGGTCACTTCGATGGATTGCACCAAATATTCGGTGGTCAGAATCTAAACGGTAAAGTTAAATACACCATCAACGAAGCTGGAGTGTTCGTTCCTGAGAACAAACAGGCAGAGCAATGGTTATATCAGATGGATCTGCTAGTGAATCACCCGCTGAACCCGATGACTGAACAGAAGTATCTGAACATAGAAGACAAGACATGTTTCTTTTGGAAGCACATCGCAATCTCGCATGGTGAAAAGAAACCGACCAAGAATATTCCTTACACTTGGATATTCCCCGATACGTTTAGTTTGGCCAAACAGGATCAAGCGGAATTTTTAGAAGGCATACAGCACAGAAGCTTAATGTATTAGAACAGTATAGTTAGTAAATAAGAAAAGGAGCTCATTTGGGCTCCTTTTTATTTGTTCTTAATATCTTATCGTAATTGTTACTACTCTTCGACCTCGAGCTCGGGTGTGATTGGATTCACGTCCCTGCGGTACCATTTGCCTGCTATATTCTCGTTATAGCTTTCTACCTCTAAAACCCTAAGTGTCATTTGATAGTAGGTCTCCCAATAGCTCATCTGTTTCTTTGCGGTGCAGAGTCTTAGTATCTCTCTTGTGAATACTTCTTTGCCCAATAATTTAATATCTTCTGTGACTAATTTACTAGAACCGTAGTAGTCCGCCCAATTGCTTTCTTTGATTTCCTTTCTTTTCTTTGGAATACGACCTGGTTTTACCCACTCTGAAATTTCTTTCTTTGTGAGTTTCTTTGTTAGTACGTTTCTGAGGATTTTTTTGCCGACGTAGAATTTACCGTTAGTAGTATTTGTGACTTTATAGACAAAGCCAATAGAGTTTTCTGGAAAGTGCTCTAATCGAGTGTATTCTTTTCCTTCGTATAACCAATTTGACATAGACTGTTTTCTAATAAATATGTTAGCTATCCCATCTAATTACAAACGTCATATCCGTATGAGATGGAATTGGGTACGGAGTCGCTAATTTACCGACCACCAATAATTCGTCCTGATCGTTGTATAGTCCTACAGTAGTTGCGTAAGGCGCAAAGTCAGATCCGGTTACAGCGTCTATCATTTTTCCTGAAGTTCTGTAATAATATTTCCCCTTCTGTCCTTGCGAAGTAAAGAATGGTCCAATGCCAGATCCGCTTACGTAAGATCCTGTAGCGAAGCTAGCACTATTGAACATGGTAGGATTCAAAGAGTAATTAAAATCGTTCTCGTTAACATGACATCTTACTTCGTTTTGGTAGATGGTAGATTCACCTGCTACTGTAAGACTAAATGGTACGTAAGATATTGCCATGGTTATAATTATTTTCTATTAACATTGTGAGCGAACTGTAGTAATAATACCAGATCCGTTAATATTCCAAATAACGTTGCTATAAGAGTAATTAGGATTAGACGTAGGATCGTAAATAGAATTATATGTAACTAGAGTTCCTGATCCATTGCTATATAACGTCATACCACTAGTTAAATTATTACCGTTAGAACTAAACGTGCTATAATCTGCAGAGTTTAAATATATTTGCACAATCGGTGAAGATGGAGTACAAGATAAGTTAGTACCTCCTATAAAGTTACCAGATGGAGGAACAGCGTGATTAAAAGATCCAACTGGTGCTGGAGTAGCAGGCGCCGGTGTTGGTGCAGGACACGCTGCCGGTATACCCGGAGTACCCCAATTAACAATAAATCCTGTATTGTCTATTCTATAATAATAACCCGCTCCATTAGTGTAATATCCATTTGCGTGAGTCGTTAAACCTGGGTCTGTAAAGTATTCAAGATCATCTCCCCAATTTCCTGCGCCAGTCCAATATAGTGTAACAAGAATTGTTTTAGCGCAAGCATTACCAGCTGTAGATCCATAATAAACGCTATACGCAGTATAAGGAACGATAGGAGCCGGTGTAACTGGAGCTGGTGTAACTGGAGCTGGTGTAACTGGAGCTGGTGTAACTGGAGCTGGTGTAACTGGAGCTGGTGTAACTGGAGCTGGCGTAACTGGAGCTGGTGTAACTGGAGCTGGTGTAACTGGAGCTGGTGTAACTGGGCCTGGCGTAATTGGAGCCGGTGTAACTGGGGCTGGTGTAACTGGGGCTGGTGTAACTGGAGCTGGTGTAACTGGAGCACTACTTGGTGGAGGTGTATAAGGAATTACAGAAAAAGTTTGAGATTGATTTCCGCAATACGAACTTTGATCAACTACTATAACCGCGTAAGATTGAGTAGGAATTTGTATTTGTAAACCCGATAATAATGTAGTAGAGCTAATACTGCCGGTGATAAAATTACTAGAGCTTACAATATTATAGTAAACATTAAAAGGACCAGAATTGTATCCTACTGATGTAGCCTGTAATATTTGTGTATAAGTTGCCATTTATTATAAATATTTTTATATTAACATCCTGATACTGCTACGTTACCTAATAACGCAATGTTTTGAGTGCCTGAAACTGCGTAGCTAAATGATTGACAAGTTCCTGGAGGTGTGCTAGGACAGGTTGCTGACGCATTACCTGCAGTTGCTAAGTTATTGGCTTGGCCAGCTGTGCTTATTAAGAAGATTACAGTAGTGCCACTAGCAACATTGAAACTTCCTATAGAATTACAGGTTGTAGTTACTTGAGTGGATGATAATTGAACGTAAGTGGATCCATTATCTGTACTATACCAAACAAATTTACCTGCACTTGTAGATGTTAATTTAGCATAAACTGTTACATTTGCTAATGAAGTTGGAGCCGGTGTAACTGGAGCCGGTGTAACTGGGGCTGGTGTAACTGGAGCTGGTGTAACTGGGGCTGGTGTTGGTGCAGGACAAACTGTACAACCACCACTAGTTACCGATACTGTTGTAGTTGGAGCACCACTCACAGTTATATTAATAGTATTTCCACCATAAGAAGCATAATAGTTACCATTTGATAAAGACGCCAAACCTGCGCCTGTTAATGAAGTAGCAGTACAGAAATTACCTGTATTAGCTGTTACGTTGGTTGTTAATTGAGGCGCATTACACGCTGCATAAGCAGTAGAGCCAACTTGTATACTAATTACAGGAACGACAGGAGCTGGTGTTGGTGCGGTTGTTGGTGCAGTAGTTGGAGCTGTTGTTGGTGCAGTTGTAGGCGCAGTAGTTGGAGCTGTCGTAGGAGCAGTAGTTGGTGCAGGAGTTGGTGCTGTTGTTGGTGCAGTTGTAGGCGCCGGTGTAGGTGCAGTAGTTGGTGCAGTAGTTGGAGCCGTAGTTGGAGCTGTTGTTGGTGCAGTAGTTGGAGCCGTAGTTGGAGCTGGTGTAGTTGGTGCAGGCGTAGGTGCAGTAGTTGGAGCAGTAGTTGGTGCAGTTGTAGGCGCAGGAGTAGGTGCGGTAGTTGGAGCCGTAGTTGGAGCTGTTGTTGGTGCGGTTGTTGGTGCTGTTGTAGGCGCAGTAGTTGGACTAGGAGTTGGTGCAGTTGTAGGCGCCGTAGTTGGTGCAGTTGTTGGAGCTGGAGTTGGTGCAGGAGTGGAAGACAACACAGCATAAAATCCACACTGAGCTAATACTTTTACAGTTACTGCAGCTACATTGCTTGTCAAATAACAACCTCCTATATTACTTTGGACTGTATAGTAAGTTATATATGTTCCAGGATTAGTTGTATTTAAAGTTATTGTACCGTCTAAATTATTTGTAAATAGCGAAGTATTTCCTCCAGATAAAACTATAGAGCTAGGAACTAATGTACCAGGCCCAGATATATCATTTGCTATTATATTAATTGTCTTAGGGCTAAAAGAAGACGAGAATGCGCTAGAATCAGGTACGGCAGTAGGCGCGTATGGAAGTATATTAGTATAATTCTGATTAGTTATAATTCCTATACCCTGATTGTATAATAAATTTCCTACGTGAATAGCAGGACTAATCGCATAATCTAATAAATTACCGTTACCGTCATCGGATATAAAATAAGCTGAAGAGGAAATTACAAAAGTATTACGCCCTAAATTATCTCCAAAAACATTTCTAGGAATCGACAACATTAAGATCTGAGCGTTAGACTCTGTGGGAAAGTATCTAACGTCCGCATCAAATGTTCCTGATGCTGCTGTAGATTGCAAAGAATTATCGAAGCTAGAACTGGTCGATAAGAAGGATCCGGTAGTAAAATTAGAGTAGAATAGTTGTTTCGCTGAGTAGTAATTCAATACATTTTGAGGCACCGAACCGGTAGTACCGATTGGCCCATTTGTACCACTCAAAACCGTTATGCCATAATTTCCTATCGTACATTGAGTATAAGAAGACGTATAGCGTAATCTGATTGGAGTGGTAGAACGGTCAGATGAATTAATCGTATTTGATGCTCTACTCATTTTTAATTATTACCAGTCTAATTTAACTCTTACTAATGCTTCTTTGGTGAAATCTTTTACTAAAGGCACTGACATCTTAGCTACTGCCAAAAGATCGTTATTATTATTATATAATCCTACAGTTGTGATATACGTTTGAGGACTGTTAACCAAGATTGGATATACCAAACCTCCGTTAGATCCAGAAGTAAACGTAGGATTAGAACTATAATTGTACTGGGCGTTAGCGATTCTTACAAATACGTAATCAGAAGATATTGTTTCGTAAGAGCTTAATTGAAAACTATTTCCTCCAACTATTGCGTTAAACAAATTCGTATTGCTAACAGAAGAGTACGGAGTAGATGGGTTAATTGACTCGTCCACAGATAAAGAGATACCGCCGTAAGATGGAGACAAAGCCAAAGCACCAGGATTTAAAATAATTGCGCCGATGTCGGGTAAAAATAATCCATAAGATCCTAAAGCAGTATAACCTGCTTGAGTCGCGCCTGTAGGAGTTACAGCAGCAGCGTAGCCATTAGATCCGGATACAATGTTAAACACTCTTCCACAATCTAGATAATTAATAACGCTAGAATTATTACTATTATCGGTAAGTTGAATTTGACCGCCTGATCCTGATAAAGTTAGGTTAAAAGATCCAGGTAATAAACTCTCTTTGTATCTATTTCTGTCTATGTTTATCGCGTAGATATATCTTGCGTTAGTAGAGCTACCGCCGAAGTTAAATCCTTGAGAACCTGTAACAAAAGCTCCGTAAACTAAATTCTTGTATTGTTTGTACGTAGTATACGAAGGAGAAACCCCAGGCACCAATGGATTATAGTATTGAGAGCCTGATCCATAGGCGTGACCGTATGCTATAGAGAATTGAACCGCTGCCCCAGTGGAAGAAGATCCAGTTTGATACACGTTTAGATAAAATGCATCAGAAGTAATAGCGGTAGATACTGTTTGAGATCCAGTATAAAAAGCGCTAAGGACAGGAGCGTTAGTACTCCAAGCAGGCGCCGTAATGGCTTCAGAAGATACTACAAAATCGGTAGGCGCTAGCGATGTATATGACATAAGTTATTTTTTATTTAGTTACTTTATTGATTTGTACAGGAACTGTGATTCTTGCTCCAGAGTCTCTACCAACTACAGTTAATAAAGTATATAATGTGGCGTTTGATCCGAATAATGTGTTTACAGTTGTAGCTGTTATGTTTAAAGTAGTTCCAATTACAGTCAAACTAACGTTAGTACCCAAAGTTTGAGTGCTGTTTGAAGCAGCCGCCGCAGGAGTATTAATACCAACTCCAGTGAAAGTACTAGTAGTTCTAACGTCTCCAATAGTAAACGTGTAACCGTCTGTCTCGTAAGTAGAAGTAGCTCCTAAGTAGTTTAATGTTTGAGGAGTGATAGAAATAGAGCCTCCTTGTGGTAATGTGATCGTACTGTATCCAATGTTAACAACCGGCAATTGAGATGTACCTCTAGGCAAAGTAACCAATCTGTACTTCATAATCTCGTTATCGGTAGGAAACGCTTGTATAATTGGCATATTTGTGATAGCCTCTCCGTAGAAAGCCGAACCCGAAGGGTGATTTGGATTATATAATGTGTAGTCTACCTCGTCGTCTGATAATGAAAACTGAGTGATTTGGAACGAACCGTCGTTTCTTGCTAATAACTCTCTACCTTTTTTTGTAAGGATAGCGTCTATAACAACCGATGTGTTACTTAAATATGCCATGTTTTTAGTGTATTTTTCTCTTTATAAATATAGTGATATTAGAAATCTTTATTAATTTGAATTTGCTTGTGTAGACAATAATTGCGCCTGAACCTGAGATTGGATAGTATTGATATTGGCCAGTACGGTCGGGTTTATATTCTGGGGGATTAAAAATCCATACGAAGTTTGACCCTGTCTCTTAGGAAAAGTTAACTGTAAACTCTGCTCGTCCTTATATTTTTTTACTAGCAAGAATTGATATATGTTAGTCGGAGTCTTTACCCAGTTACTTAATATTGTAGGTAAAACTGATATGTTGGCTCTATTATTTCCATCTATGTTGTATCCTATTACATCTAAAACTTGAGTCAATCCTGAAATATCTGAGATTACAATTTTATCTCCCAAAGATGGTTGAAACACGTAAGTAGTATCTCCATAGGACGCTGTAGTACTTGAAAAGGCATATAAGCTACTTGAATATATAGATGATCCAGATGTAAAATAAGGAACAAATTGATATCCTATGTAACCAGATAAATTAGAGCTTAGTACGATAGATCCTGTAGCAGAACTAGAAGCCGATATGTAACCGTTTGCTGCAGAGTATATAAAATTACCATTATCAACACTAGATGTAGCGTAAGGATATCCACCAGCTCCTATAGAAACCGATCCCAAAGCAAGAGAGCTTATGCCGGTAAGACTCGCTGTATAATTAGACGTAGACATGCTTCTTTGCACCAATTGAAATGATACTTTGTCATTCTTAGCTAGAGATGCCGCAGGCGTAGTATAATTTATGGTAAACGTTTTACTATAAACTGATGTCGCAGGATTTGTGGACGCTGGTATAGGATTGGTGATAATTGTAGTGTATCCTGGCACAGGAGCTCCGCTATATGCACTAATATAACTAGAAAAATTCACATCTACGTAAGAAGCCAAACCTCCAAATTGACTACCAAATCCAGGTACGTACCAAGAATAATAGGCAAAAGTGATGTATCTTCCGGCTCCAGTAAGATACTGAGTAGTGGTACCATCATACAAATCAATGGGCGCATAGAATGTAGTATCTGCTCCGACTTTAGTAAAATTAGTGGCCGTAGCCGGTAAAACACTACTTGCTGTTAGTCTATTATTAAATGATGTCGCTGTGGTATAACTAGACGTAAAGTCCATTATTTGGGCACTACTACCAGGTAATACCAAACCATTTGGCCCAACTACTTGATATAAGAAAGATCCTTGATCAGTGCTTTTAACTGACTTAGTTAAAGGGTCTTGAAATTGTAAATTTAAAGTAAATTGAGTCGAGAACGTATTTTGGGCCGCTGCTACTGCAGAGTAGGTAGGAAATTGATTGGCAACACCTGACGTATAACCAGTAGAAGGATTAGAAACCGTAAATATATTGTATACACTACCGCTTCTTGTACTAGATCCACCCGGATTAATGGTTACAGGAAATGATGGGCTAGAAATTCCAGTAGGAATTCCGTTAATATACGGATTGCCAGAAGTATCGTTTTGCGCAACGAATCCCGTAACTAAAGCATTGCCCGTGTTGTTAAAAAATAAAGCTGTATCTGCACCTGACAAAAAGTACAATTGAGGAGAATAAGAATATCCGCTACTGTAAACACTCTTAATTCCATCTGTACTTTTTTGATTTCCGTATTTTCTATTATCAAATTGCTTTACAGTTAGAGTGTTTCCTGCGGTAAAAATATTTTGTATATCAGTCCAATGTGTATTGTTCTGGTTCAATTCTTGCAATCCACCAGACACGTCCACTAAATAAGCCAATGCTGCGTTAACTAGACCTGGTATGTAAGAACTCGTTTCTACTTGAGTAAATAGAGCCAATTTATTTGTATAGTAATTGATCATTGGATCGTTACCGTAACTTATGTCTCCACCGTAAGTCACGCTTTGAGTAGTGTATACGTTGTAAGCAGCCGCCCTAGAATAAGATCCACTGTATCGAGGTATAATACTTCTTCTTAAATTATAATTATAATCTTGGATGCTTGCGTATTGACCGTTTGGATTGTTTTGATAACTTGGACCGAACGCTATAGACTGAGTTATTAATCCATAATTAGTTGCGGTATTTTTAGATACGCCGCTGAAGTCCAATTTGTAGAACAGTTTGGACTTAACTGACCC